TGCTCGCCGTCAATTAAACTCTCTTGTTTTTTTCTTCTATTATCTATATTTGTTGATTCGTACTCAAATGCGTCGGCATCAATAACTCCTTCGCTGTACTGCTCTCCAAGTATATCTTGATCTTCATCAAAATCAGAATATTCATCATAATCAAAATCTCCTATCGATTGAGCTACATCAGAAGTGTACTTTCCTCCTTTTTTAGAGAAGCTATTTACTGAATTTAGGAACTTAAATAGCTCGTTATTCCTGTTCTTCTCATCTATACTGAATGTAGAACTCGACTCATCTGTATTGTACTTAGTTGTTCCAGCAGCAAATAATTTTCCAAATAATTTCTTTTTTAGATCTATAACAAACCCATTTACTGCTTCTGAATCTGAAAGCATTTTTTCGTTTATAATCCCTCTGTTCTTTAAAGAGAGAACAACGTTTAACGCTTCTTCGGCTCTAACCCTTAGATTTTGCTTATTGCCTTTGTCATACTTATTGAGTCTTTTTTTGTAATAATCGTAAATCTTATCGGCTCTTTCTTTTCCAAGTCTTTTCTCTACTTGTTTTCTTATTTTTTCATCAGAAAGAATTCCCCTAGCATAATTTTGAAGTTTTATTACTGTTGCATCGTCTACTTCCCCCATCTTACCGTGAAATTGCTCATGGAATACTGTATTTGCCGCCTCCCAGGCTTGTTCTAAACTTGAAGCCGAGTTTATAGTTGAATATATAACCGGACTATTTATTACAGATAGACTTTCATAGACATCCGCTACGTCCATAGACGGATCTGTATATTCTAATTTGTTTTTTGTCTTACTTGATACGTGAAATCCATTAGCCGACATTTCTTTCACGAACAGATTGCTTCCTGAATCGCCTTCATATCTAGATAAATGTTTCTCGAAAATCTTTTTCTTTGCGTCTGAAAGCGACTTAAATCCTTCTAAATTTTTATATATACTAAGAAATCTAGATTTATATTGATTAGCCTTCTCAATCGACATCTGATTCTTGACTAGATCTGTATTCATTTCATACATCAAATCAGAAAAGTCAGTTTTGCCATCTGAGTCTTCAAGAAATAAAAAATTATCTGGATTTGTCATTTTAGCAGCTCCTGACATAGCTCTAAATGACTCTCCTATTCTAGCTGCTGAACGCTCTAACAGAGTTTCGTCTGCTACATCTAACTTATTTTTTATGTTATTTTTGTTTAGAATGTCTTGAATCTTTTTTGCACTATCAGACATTTTCCTTCTAGATTCTTTTAGAGCCCCAACTACAGGGTCTGAATCTATCTCAAGACCAGTGTACCTATGCTTAAATCCTCCTTCTCCATCATCTACATAATCTTCAAATTCTCTTATCCTGGAATATATTTGAGACTGATTAATAAGTTCTTTCTGTTGATTGTGATATTCTTTTAGAAGTATATTAGCTTCATCTTCACTTAGGTTTCCAATTGAAGCTATCAAATTCTGAACATCTATCTCTCCATTTGTAAACGTCTTGCCTATTTTTGTTTTTAAAGCTTTTATTTGTATTCCTAGGTCTGTAGTTTCGTCAATCGCTTGTGAAAACTCTTTAGTTCCAACCTCTAGAGAATTCATTTTTTTAGCAGATTCATTATATTTATCCACTAAGTCCTGATACTGCTTCGCAAAAGCCTTTGCTTTGTTATCAAACTTTTTTCTTAATATATGAGCATTAGTCATTCCTAATCCAGTAGATAAGGCAGACAGCCCGCCACCCATTATGAATGAGTTTATTGCTGTTTTTGAATAAAAATCCCCAAAACCTCCAGGACCAAACACATCTTTCTCTCCAACGTCTTGACCTAAAAACAAGCCTCTAGTTCCATACCCTTGAGCAGCAGCTATAGCCGTCTCTTCTGCTGTTTCAAGTCCAAATATCTCAGCTCCTTTTATAGCTGTTTTTTCAAGTGTAGTCCTATTTGCGTTTGCAAATGTACGAATCTTTGTAGGAAGCCCAAGTTTTACATCTTTTCCAAATAATCTAACTGCGTCTCTAGATGCAATTCTTCTCAATGCGTTAGACCTAAATAAAGCTCCTGATCCGTAAGTAAAACCGTATTCTATGGATCCATCAAGCATAGCGGCTCCAAGCATCTCTCCTTCCGTATATATTCTTGCTCCAGCTAAATCATTGTATTGACTTTCTAAGTATGATATTTTTTCCTCATTTGGACTATCAGACGACTTTTCAGTGTCAATCATATCAGATATAGCCTTTCTTTGGGATTCTATTTGGCTATTTTGATAAAGCAAGTCTCCGTAAGTTCTACCGAACGACGAAACCCCAAAAACAGTAGGAGTGGCATAAATAGCAACTTTTGCTCCAAGAGTAGCAGGATTCGCCATACTTCCTAGCCACATCAAAGAGCTTACTGCATGAGATGCAGATTGAGAAGCCATAGACTCTAACACGTAATCACTCATCAAAGAGACATCGTTCTTTTTAGCAAAATCTTTCGCTTCTTGAATAGTCAAGTCTCTAGAAAAACGCTCTAATGCTTCGTTTCTTTTAGTTGCGGACTTTAGTATTTCTTTATCAGACTTTTCTTTTATCTCATCAATAAGTTCAAAACGAGATTGTAAATCAAGTTCACTATAATCAAGCATTGGTGATATCATTTTATCGTCATAACGAGGTGGTTGTAATATCGCCGCTTGGTTTATATACTTGTTAGCTGTAATCAGAGATTCTTTTATAGTTCTTCCTAATTCTAATATTGAGTTTCTTGCTTTAGCCGACTTACTATAAGACAGTCCAGCGGCATTTTTTATAGCGTTGTTTTCAACAGCCATGGAAACTTCATCGGAAATTCTAAGTGCGTTATCATTTAACACTTCGGTTGATTCCTGTATATCGGACAATGAATTATACTGATCTGAGTATTTATTTTGAAGTGCCGAGTAAGCGTTTTGTAGGGTTTCAATTTTTACTGGGTCTTCTTCAATTAATGCTTTGTTTCTGATAGACGTCATTTTATATAAAGTATCCATCATTTCTTCTTGCTTTGCATTGTAATTGTCCTCCAATGCTTTTCTTAAAGGTTCTACTGCATAGAAGTCAGGAACTAAAGCTTAACAGCCTCTTCTTCTGTATCAAATTTAGTATTATTTGTTATTGACTGTAGAAAGTATTTGATTTTTTCGTTGTTCGGGTCATCATCAGCTCCAAAAGCACGCATTCCTATCTCAACTAACCTCTGCCTTTGGGCTTGCTTCTCCTCTTCCGGTGCGTTACTGTTTGTTATATCTCTAAGCTGTCCTCTTAGATTGTTAATTACATTTATTATACTCTTGCTCTCCAACGCATTATTCCTACCCGGAACTACATAAGGCATTCCAGTTTCTTGGTCTACTGACACGTCAGGAACATCAGCATCTCTTCCTAAATACTGTAAGTGGAATGGATTGTCTAGATTAAATCCAAGTTCTTTTAATTGATCGTCTGTTAAATTTTTTGCCGCAGAAGGCGGAATCTCTTTTGGTATAGGTTCTTTATATTGCTGTATTGCATTCTCGCCTCTTTTACGCTCCATATAGCTAAACAGTTCGTCAGGAATGTTCATTACACTAGAGTTTCTTCTAGTGTCGTAAACAGCCTCTCCATTTGTGTTGAACTGATATCCGCCTTGCTTCTTTATGGCTATGAATTGTTCTGGAGCTACACCTTGCTTTTTAGCTTCTTTCTGTATATAGTCTGGGCTCCATAATTCGTTTTGAAATGAATTAGGATTTGTTACAACGTAATAACCTCCATCTCTATACTTAGATGCTTCATCAAAAATTGATTGTTCATCAAAGCCCTCCAGTCCTTTTGCCTGAATAACGAACTCTCTAGGCACAGGTATTCCATTCCTAACAACATATTGTCTTGGACCTTGATTTGTTTTTTGCTTTAATACCTCTGATGGTTTTTGCTCTTCTACCGTATCTTTAGCTCTAAACTTATTGGCTATCTTAAAATTAACATCAAACAACTGCCTATTTAAAGCTTCCTTTTCAGGCCCCTCTGGCAATCCATTCATTTGATTTGTTATAGACTCCTTCTGTCCGTAAAGGCTATTGTTCCATATAGCGAAATCTCCGTTCTCGTCAGCTAACGATCTAGTGTACTGTTCGTCTTTTTTTATCTCATTTTCTATCTCCTCGTCATATCCAGAACCCAACATTCCAGTAACAGTTCCAGCCTCGAAAATCTGCTTATCTCTTTCTTTTTTAGCTGCATCATATACAGATCGCTGCTCTGCATATTTACGCATAGCTTGATCTTGAGCGGATAAAAAATCCTCCTCCTCAAAACCAGATCTAAGTTTTCCAGACCTGGTAAACCTGCCTTCTTTAGCATCAGGATGGTCTTTCATAAATCTGTCAAGATTATTTTGACTTACCTTGAAAGACTTGTCGCCATCTATAAATCGGAACACTTGATTGTCATTCGCTACCGAAGATGATTGATTATCGTCTTCTGCTAATTTAGCTTCTGGAAAATCTTTTAAAAACTGTTCCTTTCTACCAGGAGATACTTTATATCTTTTTCCGTTATGGATGTATATTTCAAACATGCTATTTTAATATGATGTATTATTTATCAAAATATGATTCATCCTCAAACTCAATGCCCGCGTTATAATCATCAATTCTTTCTTTAATCTTGAACCTAAGGTAATTCCTAAATTGTTCTTGAGAAGAAAATATCTTTTCAAGATCTTTTGTGAATTCAATTTCTTCAGACAAATCAAAAGCAAGTCTAGTAACTCCAGTTGCATCATTTAGATTGTAGCTTTTAATAACTTTCCCATTTTCGTCTTTTACAGAAATCGTCTCTTTGTAGTTTCGCTTATTTTGCTTATTTATTTCTCTTCCATATAAGTCATTAAAATTTCCCGTTCCATAATCTTCCGGCTTAATCTCAATATCTTTAGGTGGAAGAGGACTTCTTTCAACAGAAACTCTGCCTCCATATTTCGCCGCTAAAATAGAAAATGCTCCTTCTCCTTTAGGATTGAGTGTGCTATGCGCAGGTGTATCTTTAGTTCCTCTTAACGTATCTTGATCTAGCTTAATTCCTCTAAGTATTCCTTCTACCCTGTCATCAACTTTAGATAATACAGGATCATCATTATTAGAGTAGCCTCGGCCTCCTCTTCCAGAGTAAGATTGCTGCGGAGCTACAGGATACTTACTTCCCTCAAATGGGATGTAGGTATCTATAACGTAATCTAAAGCCTTGTCAAGGAATTCTTCACGACTATTAATGCCGTCGATTTCATCTATAGCTCTCTGCGAGAATCCATCTATAAGATTTCCTACTAAATCGTTTTGCAATGAAAGCTGTTTTTTCAATGCTTCTCTATCAAGTGTAGTTACACCAGGTTGACCTGGCCCTAGAGGATACTCTACTTTTGTATAGAATCTGGATATATCTTTACCAACTCTAGTAGCCCATGTGTTAGCTAATTTATTAAAGCCTTCGTCTGTAGACATTTCAAAGTTAAATCCAAATTGAGTCCTTTCTTTTATATTATCAGCAAGAGCGCTAACAAGTTCAGTTGATTTTACCTTTTTTCCATTAATATCTTCCCAGGTGTAATCTATAAAGACCATCCCGTCCTCTCCAATTCTAGACTGATAATCACCGCTGCCAAGGGCTTTAGCTAAAAAGTACTTTTGTCTATCACCCTTCCTTATTTTGCTTTCATCCACATTTTTGAGAACCTCTGGGTCGATGTTGAAGTTGTTTAATTCAATAAGATCGTCAACTTGAGTGTTTAATAGATCGTATTTGGCTTTGTACTCAGCTATTCTTTCAGATCGAGTTCCTTTGTCTGATTTTAAAAAATCTTTCCTTATATCTCTTCTTTTCTTAGCCGTAGACCACTGATCCAATTCCTGTCTTTTAGCCTCAAGGTCATCTATTCTCCCTTGTATTGACATTACAGGAGTATACGAACCAGCTGGCATTTGATCTAAAGCTTGAAAGTCTAACTCTGCTTTATCAGCTTCGGGATTAGACATCTTTCTTCCGAACTCACCGGCCATGTTTGCTATTCCTGACAACGTTTCATTGTTGGCATTAGCATTTAGTATTTCCTGTCTTTTCTTTTCTAAGTCAGCCTCGTATTTTGCTTTCGCATCAGCTTGTTGTTTCTCTAACTCTCTCTGCTGTCTTAATAACTCCTCTTGGTCCTTTTTATTTTGCTCATTAACAGCCTTATTCTCTATAGCTTTATCTATAAAGTGTTGACCAGCCTGTTTCGCAACACCAGCTATAGCTTGTCCTAAAGCTACGTTTCCAGCTGTATTAGCCCTTACCCATGTTGGGTTTGCGTATTGCCCATAATCCTGGGCTTGTGGTGATACTTGTACTAATGCCATTATTTTATCCTCTTAAATTCAACATCAATCTTAGAGTAATCTATCCCTAGGTTTTCACCCATATCAACTATCGCATAGCTTGGCGCTTCGTCAACCATAGCTCCTTGATAAATTCCATCTCCGTGTTTTTTGTCTCTATACTCAAACTCATATATGTTTAACCCGGATTTAGATTTCCCTATAAGTTTAATGTTTTTCTTTAATCTTCTTTCTGATGATAGGTATGCAGAGGCTATGTCTCCAACCGCACTTATTCCAGCAGCCCATAATTGTTTATTAGCAGCCTTAATATCCGTTTGTTGTTGGAGATATTGTTGTTGTAAACTAGAAGCCCTTGATAAGTCTGCGGCCCTCCTTGACTCCTCAGCGTTAAAGACAAATGTTTTTCCTAAGATATCTGCATTTTGTAATCTTTCAGCTTCCGTCATCCTCATTTGCATCTCTTGCAACGCTCCCTGTCCTTGATAATACTGCATCATTTGATCTCCTTGGGCGTAAGCCATTTGGTTAGCTTGAGCAGCCCCAGCATAAGCCATTTGGTTAGCCATAGCTTGTTGAGCTATGTTTTGCTGGTTCATTAAATCTGCCTGTGCTCCAGCCATCATTAATTGCTGTTGACCTTGAGCTCTAGCCATCTGTGTTTGCATAGACCCCTGTGCCATAGCCATTTGATTTGCTTGGTCGGCACCCATCATCAATTGTTGTTGTTGCATGGAACCTTGAGCTCTAGCCATCTGTTGAGCCATAGAGCCTTGAGCGGTAGCCATTTGACGAGATTGCTCTCCTTGTGCAACTGCCATTTGCCTTTGTTGCTCTCCTTGAGCTCTTAATTTTGTGTTTTGAGCCTCTTGCTGTTCTATGCCAGCTGCTATCTGAAGTTTGCTTGACGCAGCCTCTCTAGCTAATGCAGTTGCCCCGCCAGCTCCAGATCCAGTAGCTCTTAACGTATCTAATGTCGATGCTAATGATATGTCAGTTTGTTCATTAGCCATTTCAGCGGCCCTAGTGGCTACTTGAAGATTTTCATACGGGTTGGTCATATCCGCATAGGCATTCCCAACATCCGCATAGGCGTTTGTGATGTCCGCATATGCATTCTGCATCCCGGCAAATGAGTTTGTTAAATTTGCGTAAGGGTTAGACAAACTATCATAAGCACTAGATAAATTGCTATAAGGATTTGTTATTCCTTCGTATGCATTTGTCAGATTACCATAAGTATTCGTTAGATTTGCATACGAGTTAGTCATATTTGCATATGGATTGGAAATCAACCCACTTAAATCCGATACATTCTCGTATGGATTTACAACAGCTCCTCTATTTGCTAGTATCTCATTTATTGCGTTTCCCTGTCTTGCGGCGTTTTTACCTGCCTTTCTTGCTAATCCCATCTCAGTAACTATTTGGATTATAATTTGATGAAACAGAAAACAGCTCCTTGTAGTCAGAAGATCTAGTCTCTGCTTTTACTTTTGCGTAGTATCCTTTTATTCCAGACATAGACCCACCAAAGTCTACCTCGCCCCCAGAAGGTTCTGATGCATTTATTAAATTTGAATAATACTTATTGTTATTTTTTTGGAATGCAGACATGAGCAAATCTTCATTATATATACTATATTCAGGTATCGGGAAGGCTATATCTGTGTCTGTTTCTATATTAGATATATTCCACGAATCAGAGCCTTCATAATTAATAGTAAGAAAGTTTTTGTTTAAGGAAGGATTCGCGTTAAGTACGAATTCAACATAAGATTCATGATCTTGACCATAAAATCTATTGTAATAATCCGTGGCATGATGCTCATACAAGTCAACTCCTTTAAACGTATAAAACTTTCCGTCTATGCTTCCAGAAAAACCACTTGGTATATAACTAAAAAAAGAAGACCATCCATTTACGGATTCATCAAATGCTACTGTAAAGCTGTCTGTTGGCTTTATTACTGTGACAATCAAATCCTTACTATGTATATCCCATGCGGTATAAATCCTGCTTGAGTTTGATAGATTGTTCCTAAAGAAACTCCTCATCCCATAATCCGATATTTCTGTTATGCCATCTCTAGATAGTCTAAGAACAGCGCCTTTGGGCTTATCTACAAAGTATTTACGACCTGAATAACTTGAGAAGCTTTCTGGATTTTTTCCTATTCCGTAATTTGTTCCGTAAGCTACTACATCACCAAGAAATACATTACTTGCTGCAGAAAGCGGAACTCCTTCTGCTGTATATATTATATCCTTATCTATAGGAACATATCTAACCTTTTCCTCTTGGAATATGTTTAACACCTGGTCTTCAGCAAAAAGCTTTTGTATTGATCCCTGCTGAATATCTACAGATATTGTTATAGCTTGATCTATAGGAAACTGATTTAGATTATTAACTCCAGTCCTACTGTTATATACGCCTGAGTGTATCATAGCGTTTTCCCTAGTTTCTTGAGCGTATTCCGGGTCCGTTATATGAGCTCTAACACCATAATCAACACTTTTCCCATTAAAGTCACCCTTTATTCTGGACTCCTCTATGTGAAATCTATTATCAGCGTCTTTTATCAAAAAGCAATTAAAATACTTTATTTCTTTTATATAAGCCATTTTCTAAGGTACGTTTGTTTGTCTATCTCCTGTTCCAGTATATGGGCTAGCCCATTGGGTTGTTGTATTATCTTCAGTAACAACGACATTTTCTCCTCCATCAGGCCTTGTCCATACAGGTTCATTTGGGTCTGGAGGAGTTACACTTGCACAAGGAATTGGGTCGATAAACCATCCCCAATTTTGATCAGCTAAACTTGGAGCATTTGACTGCCAAGAGAATCTTCCAATAACACCAGTGTCGGTTCTTCTGTACCATCCATTTGCCGCAGGAGTATTCAACGACGAATCAGCGTATATTGGCCATGGATGAGAGCCGGCTGATGTTGTAATAACCATTGGATCTTCATTGACTCCTCCAGCAAAATAAACTGTCGCCCTTACCCATGGAGTGCTACCATCAGCTCTTGGGGTTGAATCACATGCGTCATAAATATTGTCAAATGTAACTCTATATCCACTAGGATCATTAGAGTCTGCTGTGTAATACGGGGCGTACCAAAGAACATTTCCGAAGAAGTCCCTAAAATCATTTCCATCAGAACCAACTGTAGTTTCGTCAGTTGGATCCACTGTAGTTGTGTCTGGATCTCTAGGAACCTCTGGGCATGTAACCTCTATAACCTGACCATATGTAGGAGAAGCTGGATTTCTATCGGCATCTGTACAACAATCTTCTATTGTAGTTCCATCTAATCTAGTGCATAGAGAATTTGGCTCTGGAGCCTCATAACAATCTGGATTTGGTATCTGATTTTGGTAATCATCTTCTAAGTATGCCGGGATCTCTCTTCCGTCCACATCGTTACAAGTCAATGTAGCACAAAGAGGATTTTCAGTTATTCCATCAACATCATACCTATATATAACCTGATTATTGGCATCCCTACATTGAGCCTTTCTGCAGTTCATATTCACAAGCCCATCCCCATCGTAATTATATTTGTAAACCTTATCAGAATCAACGTTACTGTCTGTTAAAGATGGATCGTTTGCATTTAATATAGTGCTAGACCTATAGCATAGCTCTCTAGGAGTTTTACTAATTACTTGAGATATTTTGACAAGAGAAACAACAACTGAGATGACTTGATTATTAGGAGGGTACCTGCTTCCAGCTCCATCTCTATCTCTTACATATATTTCAAGAAGCATATCCGCAACATACACTCCAGTTGGTTGACCAGTATCTGTCAAAACATGGTAAAATCCAGTAGGCAACGGAGATGAATCTAGGTTTTCATAATCAATTATTCCGTCTGAATTGTATGTAAATCCTATTTCTGTTTCGTAAAAAAAGAATCCTGTCCCAGATGCAGTATCGACTATTATTCCTTGTGAGTTTATGTCTCTGTCGGCTATAAATTTAAAATTATTAACCCAAGAAGGATTTGAGCTATATAAAACATCTGATTCAGGCTGGTAAACTCTTTTTGTTATTGTATATTCTAAGTCGGTTTTACTATCTATTGTGTGTGCTGACCCATTGGTTCCAAAAGCCTTGAACAGAACGCTTTCTAATGTCGGGTCATTTGCGACTCCACAAGCTTTCGTCAAGTACCCTTGAGCCTCTACCTCTCCAGTATACTCATTTGGGCCAGTTTGCTTTTTATCTAAATAGTAAACTATACCAGTAGAAGTTACAGCCATTTCAGGCTCAACATCTGTAAGAGACGCAGAAATAGACAGCGAAGCTGTTTCAGAAGGATAATCTATGAGAGAGGCATTGACTGTTATCGAAGAAGATGTTACCCCATTATAAGCAAAAGTCTCTTTTAGATATATCTCCCACTCACCTTGAGATTGACTGTATCTAAGCCCAAACCTTCCGGAATAAGTTTGACTTGACAGGGACATATTTATTAAAGATCCTGGTATCCTGTTTAATTCGTCGTCCCATGCGTACACGTAACAAACAAGACTTTCGTCTGGTAATGAATCTTCTGGAACCGAAACGGAAGAAGCAGAGCTATTTGTTTCGCTGACAGAAAGTCTATTAAGTGTTATTGGAGATATTTGAATATCAGATAACAATCCAGATGTAGGTGTTTCGTAATATATGTCTAATGAGGACTTAAATGGCTCTGTTTCAAAAACAGCGAAGCTTCCGCCCTCTGTTATGTTGTTATAGAATTGACCAGTCTTTACTGGTATTTTTGCTATAAGGTGGTCTTTAGTGTACTCAAACAGCTTTGATGTAGACGGAAGTTTGTGCTGTGACAATTTGCCTATTTCGGTTATGTCAAGCAATCTATAGTTTGAATTTCTAAAAGAAGAAACGCCATTATTAGTGTAGTTAACTACTTTAGGATATATTTTGGTCTTGGAGTAAGAAAACTCATCTTGAAATTCAACTCCGTCCGATGTTCTTGGTATTTTATTTACGTTATCTCCGTGTATAACAAAGTATCCAGCGGCACCATTATAATTAACTATTCCTGGGATATATGTGTTATAATATTCTTGCTCAGATTGCTTAACAACTACCTTATAGGAATACCATCCAAATGGATTTGTCTGTGCATTGTATATAGTTCCTTTTGGGTCTGTTATTTCGGTAAATAACATCTTTAAAGAATCCCCGACGAAAGATGAGTTGTCAAACTTCTTGTCTTTAGCCCCAACGTAAACAGATGAATTTTCTGAAGTTATTACTGGAGATGTTCTTCCAAAAATATCTGAAAGCACAATTCCAACATCATATGTCCTTCTCTGCTTTATGCTTTGATGCTTTACAGAGGGGTCGTTTAAAGAGTCTTGTCCTTTTTTTGAGTTGAACACTCTAAATTTTATATTAGGAAGATCTAAGTTTGACGTTATATTTCCGTATATTATCCTATTGCCAGCTACCTCCTGAGCAAGAGCCCTGCTTGGAACGGCATCGAAAACTCTTGTCAGTTGAGATTCCGGAAGTGTTGATTTGAAATTAGAAGATTTATACACATACTGTACAGTGTTTATTTCTGAAACATCTATAGAATCCATTATTCTTATAGCAATGCTGTCAGATTCTTTGTATAATATTTCAACCTCTTTTATTTCATAATCAGAGTAGTGGTTTGGGGGCATTGGTATTTCAAATGATATCTTATTGATATGATTAACCATTACAGTCATCATAGTAGAGGCTCCAAGACCTCTCAATCCATCGAGACCTATATAATTAACATCTTCGCTTATGGTTGGAATATCGCCTCCGCTATCGTCCATTTGAAAGACTATCGATGTGAACGGGGATAGCACAGAGTATTCATTGTCCCTAAATTTATATCTATAAGCAAATCTCACAAATTCCTCCTCTATTCTTTTTGACTTTATGTCTGGATCGTGCTCTGCTGATAATATTATTGGGGCCTGGTATGGAGCATATTTCGCTACGCTTATTTTTACTTCTGAATTATAATACGATGTGTTCGATATAGCCCTCTCTACATTGATCCTTCTTGGAGGATTAAGATTGTCAGTCCAAAAAAGAAAATCTTCTATTATATTGATTCCAGTTATAATATTTGACTTACTGAAATTAAGGAAAGATCCAGAAACTATTCTTAAAGGAGTATTCAGACTAGAAGAAGAGTCTGGAGACCATACGTATATATAATTATTTGAAGATCCATTAGTCACAAACCAAAAGATCCTGTTGTTTTTGTCGTCAAAAATACTTCCTATTATCTCGTGACTTGAATCTAAAGACAAATCAGCAACAACCTTGTTGCCCTTCACATTATGTAACAATCCAACTCCGTCAGATTCAGATTTCGAAATCTGCACATTTAAAGCATCTGTATACTGACCGTTAGGAACAATTCTTGATTCTAGATCTTTATTTAGCTTTCCTTGAAGGAAACTATTCTTAATTTCTGGCATTTAATTAGTGTTTGATTTGTTTAGACTTATTCCTCATGATATTTATCATATCTGACGCCTTTATGTCATATAGTCTTAATTTTGCAGTCCTCATTGCTGCTCTACGCTCTCTTCTAAACCTATTTATGATATATTCTTGAACATTAGCCATTCCACTTAATATGGAGTATGCCACGGACTTATATATCGCTTCCTCAGCAAACTTATGAACTTTCATCTCTTGATCAGTGCCTAGTCCATCTGATATATACTTTATGGTAATGGTAGTGTTTGCTAAATTGCTACTGAAATTTATCTTTCCATTCGCTTCATCAATAACAAACATTCCATTCCTGCTCAATAATTCAGGCTCAGACCCATACCTGCCACCAGATCCTAATGAAGGTCCGCCTTCAAATCTATAATTATAAAAATAATCATCTCCGATTTGGCTTATATCCGATATTGTTGAATCTATTGAATTAAATCTAGATATTGTTTCAGGAGTGGAAATTGACAAATTACCTTGGTCATCAAAGGTGTAATTTCCCTCACTATCCTGCGCTATAGCCTGTGAAGGAGCGGATGTTATCCTGCCTTTTGATATAGGATGCTCTACCCCAGATTTATCAACGTAAGATATAGACACGTAGTTTATATAATCTTGAGGCATAGGGATGGAAAGTGTATTAGGCACGTCAACCTCCTGTATTTTCTCTACTCTTGATACATCGTAAGAAAACTCCTGCATCGCTCTCTTCACATGGAATACAACATCTCTTCTATTTGCCCTGCTTATTATTTTGCCTTCTCCTACATAAGAGAACATGAAGTTGTTTACTAAATCATGAAGGGATATGTATCTATATCCTCCAAAATCACCTCCAGTGTAATATGTTTCTTGATCGTCAGTTATGAATCCCATTATATATTGTCTTGGTTAAAATCACTAGCTTCTTTTTGTGCTGCAACCTGAATCACAGTTGGATCTTTTATTATTACACCTGAGTACGCTAATATTTTTGAAACTAAATCAACCTCCTCAGATTGATGTATTTCGAAATCATTTGAATCAGCCTCACTGTACGTATAAGCATTAGCGCCACCTCCATTATAAGCCCAAATAGGATCCGATGGAGGAACTACGTAATCTATAACTACATTTCCATTGTAGTCTAATGGATATATTTTTATGTATTGCCCTTCGGTATAATATATTGGATACGATGAGGTTGGTGATGTCAATGATGAAGATAGTAAATATGGAATTTCCGCCTTAGTAACTTCCTCGAACTCTTTCATCCTATCAGTAGAATAAACTCCGATTAACTGATATAATGAATCTGGAACTGTGACTGTTCCAGCAGAATGACTAAGTGTGGATGATGTGTGAAATATATCTATTTTCTCCTTTATTTTAGAAGCTATATCTGCAAACTCAACAAAGTCACCAATAGCTTGTTTCCTAACAGCTCTATTATAATCATAAAAGGCCTTGTCGAACAAGTCTAACTGAGCTTGCCTGGCAATGCGATTAAATTGTTCCGGTGTTAAATACCCTCTTTGCTCTTTATTAAGAATAGCAAGAACTACTCGGTAAACTTTGTTTACATTTATAGCCATATCTTATAAGTAAAATGGGGCCGAAGCCCCATCGGTTATTTCAATTTTTTTTCTATCGCTGAGTAAACCTCAACTCCTTCATCTGTCTTAAACCAAGCCGCTAGGGCCGAGTAAGGATTCTCGTCAAAAGGAACAGTCATTAGCTTCCTTCCGTTAGAAGCCCATTTGAAAGTCCTTTGGTCTTCTGATAATTTGATAATACCTTGTTCGACAGCTTTTAATCCTATATTTCTTACAGCTACGTTTTCATCATTCGCAAGCTCCAAGAATGATTCAGGATCTCTTTTTGCAAATATTAACAAATCTCTTTTTACTTCTTGAGACGTCATTTTATTAACTTGAGATCCTACGTTTACCCGAACAATAGCCTCTGCAGATGTTATATCCATGTTCTTAGCTATGTTCAAAGCCTCTATCTCTAATTCAATTGCAGACAACTCATCTATAGCGTCCGCCTCTGCATCATACTCTTCGTAAATAGAGTTTAAGTCTGGATGGTAAATAGATAATAGTTTTTGCAATGGCTGTTTTTCTTTTGGAACAAACAATATCCCGTCTTCAAAAACTATGTGTGCCAACCTAGCTTGCCCTTTGAATTCATCAACAAAAGGCGTTTTCTGGTTTACAGTATACTTTAATTCTCTTTCATAACCTAATTCCTCGTCGAAATAATATATATTTCTAGATCTTATAGTATAGGTTAATGGCGTTTTTCCGCCTTTCAATAAATAGGTTCTATCTTTAGAAACCCATGATTCATTATTACTAGCCATAATACAATAAAATTTAATAAAAGGGAATTAGGGGGCTGAAAAAACAACCCCCTTGCATCCCTAATGTTTATTACTTAAATAACATAAAGTTGTTAGCTCCTTGTACAATTAAACATCTTTCAGATAGATAATGTACCTCCATAGCATCTAAGCTTGAAGTAGAAGCTCCACCAACTGAACCGGTAATCCAAGACTTCATTCTGCGGTCATCAGCTTGAGAAGCACGATAACGAACATGAAGGAAAGGACGTTTTAGGTTTTTACCAAGTATTTGGTCGTAAACGCTAGAGGTACCAGCCGGAACTAGGACACCTTTAACGCCACCAATCAACCCTCTAGTTGATCCGTCATTCAAGTATTTCCAGTCAGTTTTATAGAAGTCGTAAGAACCTCTACGGAACCCAGAGAATCCAAGATTAAGGGCCATATCCTCAGAGTTGTTAAATACACCCCAAGAAGCTCCTCCTGATGCGTAATGACCATTTTGAGCCGCAAGCATATCGTCTAATCCTAAAGCTTGATCTCTGTTAAGGAATAGCATGTTTTCCTCAATAGCTCCTTGCTTATCAAGTTTAATTAGGATTTCATCAAAGCTAGCTAAATCGTCTTTAGGGTCAGCGCTAACAAAAACATCTGTAGCAATGTGACCGCGATCTTCGATTGCCTCGAAAAGACCTTGGCTACCAGTGATACCTTCATTTGCATCATCAGATAAGCTTGTGTTTGTAACAGTCTCAGCTTCAACCATAGCCATTTCCATGTAGTCCTCAAACCTAGTGCGAGTGTCACCCTCAGCTTTGATATACCACAAATACCCTGTTTGACCATTTTCGCCAGCAACTTCAACCCATCCAATTTGAGATGCGTCAGATCCGGAGATTTCGTAATGATCTTTAAGGATTATTGGCTTGTTAGTCAAGGAAACGAAATCTGGCTTAACTGCACCAGACATTCCGACAGTTCCCTTTTTGAACTCAGAACCATAAACAAATAATGTACATGCAGCAGCAGCAAAAGCCCCAGTGTATGATTTAACTGTAATTTGATCTGCTGAGCTAGCATTAGTGACGTAAGCCTTGAAAACATTGCTTCCTTGAGCAATTACTACAGTCTGACCAGCTCTAATTGCGTGAGCTGTTAAACCAGTGATAACACTTTCTGTAGCTGCAGTAGCTACTGTACCGGAGTAAGAAAGGTGAAGGCGGCCCTGCTCTGTCCAGATAACCTGATCAGAAGACATAGGCATCTCAGAGCCTGTTGCTTTCAAGAAGCCGGCTACTGTACGGTCGCCATAACGCTCTACCTCAGCCTCGTAAAGGTCTGGAAGGTATTGTTGAGCCCATCCAGCCGTACCTTGAGCAGTAAAGTCAATGTAGTTGCTGGCTAAAGTTTGTTTAACTGGCGATGCATTAGCTAATATGATGCCAGGATTTGTTATTCCAAATGCCATTTTTTCTTTTTTTTAAAAAATTATTTTCTTATTTTAACTTTGAATTGTGAGCTATCGTCTCCAGATATAGCCCTCACTTTAAATCCTCCAGCGTCAATCATCCCGTCGGATGTTTTTCTTGGATTCATATTTATGTTTTTAGACTAGGCTTCTAATTGTCTTATAGCATCAGCCTTTCCTTGCTCATGAAAGTGATTAACTATTGAATCTGCATTTCTAGCAACAAATACAGCTTTATGATAACCATACGCATCTTTTATACTGTTGTCTTCGTTAAGGAACGTCCCGAACGCTTTAACAAGATCAAGCTGCGAATTTTTAGCTTGCTGAACATCATTTACTTTGAACCTATATCTATTATCCCCGACTTTGAAATCAAAACCTTTGAATTCATCGTGAAAAACTTCATTAGTCATCTTTGTAAAACGTTCAGATTGTTGCTTCTGAATAGCAGTTAGCTCATCCTGCTGTTCTTTGTATTTATTAAAGAAGTCAATAGCGTTTTTAGCCTCTTGACTTAAGCTTGGCCTTGACTTGACTTCTTGATAATATCTATCTTTTAATCCTGAAAGAAACTCCCTTGCTCCATTTAACTCCTGCTTATAAGCAAGCTTCTTTCTTTTTATATCTTTATCGCTATCTAAATCTTCATCAAAAGCAAATTGATCTTCTATTAAAAAATCTATTTCGTCTCTATCTAGATGCGGTTTTGTTTGTTTGTAATACTCCCTTAATAGAGCCAAATCATCTACTTTGGAATAATCAGCGCTTAGTCGAATGTAATCTTCTAGACTACCTCCAGTTTCATTCATAAACTGCACTAAGCTCTGTATATTTTCTGGAAGGTTTATTTCCCGTACTTCTGCTTGGGTTTCTTGCTGCCTTGTTTCATTTTGAACTGGCTGCTCTTCATTTTCTTTACTTTTTTTGCTATACAGCTCATCTTCTTCTTCGTTTATAAGTTCTATTGCTTCTTCTTTACCTTCTTCAAGTTGTTCGTTGTCTTTGCCGACCATTTTTTGCAATTCCACTTTGGGCTCTTCTTCGCGTAGCACGCTTTCATCTGGGCTTTGTTTTTGAACGGCATTTTTTAAGTCTAACTTATAAGTATTGTCATCTATTTTGACTCCTGCTTTTTCAAGCACCTTAGTTTCTCTTTCTTGAATAGATCCTTCTTGTTCTTTCTGTAGTTGTTCTTGTATTTCAGACATAATATTATATGATTTTATCTAGGTTCAAATTGCTCCAATCCAAATCCTCCTAATCCATCAAATCCAGCAGATTCAAAATTCTTTGGAGCTCCGCTATTCTTTCTCTGATCTATTAACTCGGATTGTTGAGAAGCTTGTATTTTAGTTCTCTTATCTTTTCTATCTTCCTTGTACCTATCTCTTTCGTTTATCACTTGTAATTCAGCTTGTTTAAGCTGCATGTTGAACTGAAACTCACGCTCCATTAACTGAACCTTTAGTTGAGCTTCCCGTTCTAGTTTTTGCATCTCAAGATTTGCTTTAACCTGTTGTAATTGAGATTCCATTTGAGTTAAAGCCTGCTTCTTCTGCATATCAGCTTCGGCTGCTGCTTGAGCTGACTGTATATTTGATTGCGTTTGAGCCTGTATATTCTGTTGTTGTATAGCTTGATCTCGCTCCATTTTCTTAGTCTTCCTAAGCTTCAAGAGCTGATTAGCCAGTGATATGTTTTTTACATTCCTGATATCTATGACGTCGTCGAGGCCTATTTGGTCCCTTTGCAAAGCTATTTGTATGTTATTTTCAAGAAACTGCCTTTCTTCTTCATCAGGAGAAACCTCCAAAAATATACCAAAATCATGAAGATAAAGATCTTTTATTTCTGACAACGTGCTTACGTTAACCTTTCCTATGCTGGATATAAAAGATGCTGTTGTATTACCAAACTCTAATACGTCTGAAACTCTAAGGCAAGAAGCCTCTGCTGCTTTAAGCGCTAAATACATTACAGAGTGTACGATGTGTCTGGTAGCTGTATTTGAGTTTGCTGCAGCTAATTTCTGAACACCAACAAGAGAGTCTTTGTCTGGGGTTGACCCGTCTCTAGCTTCGTTAAGACCGGTAACATCCCTTATCATTCCCATGTAGTAATTGTAGGAATTTATAAGACTTGATATTTTGGCGTTTGAAGCAGAAGTTTGAAGCTCTTGGATTGGGGTTCTAGAGTGATTAAACTCTCCATCCTGAGTCATAGACCTACCTATGATAGACCCAGTCTGGAAGTACATGTTTAAAGCCTCTTGTGGACTGTAGTAAGTTCCGTTTCCTAAATCTATTTCAGCAATACCATCAGCGTCAAGATAAACTCCATCAGGAACCATTCTAGATAATACTTGCTGTAATTTTAAATGGGTCAATTGAATCATGTCTGCGAAACTAGTCATTCTCCCGACTAAAGATTCTATTTTACCTTTATAATACCTAGGAGCTACAATGTTGTAGGACATCTGAACCTTAGTGGTATCAGATTTTGGCCTAGTCATGTTCTCTGCAAGTTTCCACTCAAGCAAAGTATTCATTCCTATGACCTTAGCTCCAGTATACAAAACCTCTATAGACCTATTTACCTTTTCAAATCTAGATCTTTGGTCTTTAGGAGGATTAAATGTATCGTCTTTTTTTATTATCTTATCAGCACCAGTTGCTGTTTCCTTTATCTTGTAAACTTGATTTTTATATGTTTTATATTCAAAATAAAGAACATACACATTATTATTATCCTCAGCATCAGAATAAGAATAAGACCTATTGTAGTTTTCATGATTAGATCCAGTACCCTCTATCTCTTTTATATCTTCATCCGTAAGATTTGGGTATTGCTTCTTGAGTTCTGTTATGGTTGTTTTTCTTATTTCGCCAACGTAGTATAAATCATCGAAATAAGGAGAGTCAGTGTAGGAGTATACTAAGTCAGCAGGGTCCACATACTCTATCTTTATACCCTCTGCTGTATTAAATGAATTTTTGTGTGCAGCAATGCCTATTGTAACTAAGTCGTATGCAAGTCTATTTTGTATCTGATCATACTTATTATGGTCAAATACATTATCTATAGCCTCTTCAGCAGCTATCTCTATGTTTTGTTTGTAGTTTAATTGTATGTGCAATTGAAGCTCCTCCTCTGATCCTGGAACTTTATCTTGAGGAGTATTGAAGGTATCTACCCCAAGGCTCTTTTTAATCTTGTCCTTAATGTCATAAGCGTACATATCATTAAGGACGTCATTTATATATCTTGTCTTTTCTTGTATCGAAGAAGGGTCTTGAGCGTAAGCCCTAACAGAATAAGGCCTACTCTCTATGCCATTTACAACTATATCTACAAACTTAGGTATAATAGGAACAGGCTTCCAATCTAGGTTTAAGTAAGATAAATCTCCATTTATTGACAACTCGTCTTTATACTTTTGTATAGATTGCTCGCCTCTGGCGTATTGTCTTAATTTATGAAAATTATCCCTATTAGCGTGATATCTCGTTGCTCCACCTTCTTTTTTAAACCACTCTCCCTCTATCGCCTTAGCCACTTCAAGACCATACTGTTTGCTTGACTTTACAGAATCACTTTCAGATTGCGAAGGGAATATACCTTTTGGTAGTATTTTTTGCATTTATCGTAGTATTTTTGAAAAAGCTCCAGAGTTATTGTATTTTTTGAAGCTAAAATCAAGTGTTTTAACTTTTTTATCGTCATTTGGTTTATACAAATGCCTGTTACAGGCCATTATAGCTAACCCAGAACTTATGGCCGCGTCGTACTTTGTTCTATTGTTTATGTCAAATCCAGCCCAATCCTGAAGAGTTCTATCAAAATACATTGTGCCGTAATTCCCATCACCAACATGTCCAACATATTTATCTATATAACTCTCTATAGCCGCAGCGTGAGCTTGCTTTATATCTTCTCCAGAGTTAGGTATGCCACCTATTTCTTTCTCCGCAGGAGACAACTTAGTAAAGGTTTTATCTGGTCTATTCATTGAAAAACCCCTATATCCCCTTCTTTTTATATAATACAATAATCTAGGCTTATTATTCTCGGCAAGTATTGGCATACCATAAAATATTAATGCCATTAAAACATCCTCAAAGAAAATTTCAGCTGTTTGAGGCCTTGCTACGTATTCAAGAAAAAAAGAATTGCTTGGAGCATCATCCATATTAAACTTAGTCAACCCGTGTAACGCTCCCTTGGAACCTCTTTTATCTACAGTTCCCGATATGTCGTAGCTATCACAGCCAAAAGCTCCGATATGTTCATTACCTGGGTATTTAACTCCGTTTTTTTCTATTACATGGTTTTGTAAATTTATACTTGGTACCCACGACACCTTAAACCTTCCATTGTTGTCGGGAACAAACAAAACCTTACTGTCTCTTATTCCGTTTTGCCATTGGAAGTTGCCCTTCGTTATAACGCTTGAATATCCAATGCCTTCATTATAATCTATTTGCTCGTATATTTTAGAAAGATTAAATATGCTGCTTTTTGTTTCGTCCCTGAATGCATGTTGCTCATTTCTAGGGAATTGTCTATAAAACTCATTTAAAGCATCTTGATCTCCTTTTAGTCCGTCTGCTTCATTTTCCCAATGTTCTATTACTCCTATTTCGATTTCGTCTCCAAGAGGTCCAAAAGTTTTATCTTCCGGCGTATCGAATACAGGGTGTCCAAAAGAATCAATGTATCCTTCGTAGTTCCATTCCATAGGGATGAACAAACTATATAATCCACTGCGAGTTTGTCCATTCTTATTTCTTTTTGTAACATCGGAGTCATAATATAGTTTCTTAAAGTTCTCACCACCCTTGTCAAGAGCATTTGAAGTCGAACCCATCATGCATTTGCCAGTAATCCTACTGCCAAGTCTTAATGTTGTTTTGGTTACCCTCCAGTTATTTAATATGTTATCTGGTTTTAGCCACTTACCAGCTTCATCGTGAACAAGCAAACTTAACTTTTCACCATCATATGAGTTATCTCCTGTATTCTTCCAGTCTATAGTTGTATCAAGACCCTCCATCATTTTGACATCATTGACATTTGTTATATTCTTCTTTGTCAGTTTCGATGCCGGCACTCGATATGCTAATTCTGTTTTAGGTCTATCCATACCATCTTGTATTGGCTTAAAGAAGAACGGATAGTTCAATGATATAGGCACAACCTTGTCTGTAAACATTTTCTTTGCGTCAGCTCCAGATTTAGATAGTATACCAAATCTAGCATCAGACTTTATAGTCGCTAAATTTACTGTTTCAGCTGACGACATAAATGAGAATCCAGAACGCCTATTCTTTAAATAACACATCCCGTAACTCCTATTATCTGCTTTGCAGGCCTCCCAAAATATAAAAAAAAGCCTATTAGCCTCTCTAAAATCTGGTCTTCCAACGTCAATTTTAGTCCATTGGAGATACATGTAGTGTGACCCCGTTATGTAGGTAGGTTTTCCATTGTTATAAAACCAATATCCATCCTCGCGCCTGGTGAATTCAGTATCGATATATTCATCCCATTTTTCCTTAAACTCTTTTGGATAAGAGTCCCATTCAAATATACTTTTTATTTGAGCCAACTCTTTTGGATAATCATGAGGCGACCATTTGTTTTCACCCTTAATCAATCCTTTTGGGGCTGGAGGAAGTGCTATTTTTAAGTTTTGTATTTCATAAACCTCACCTATCTGTCCGGTCTTGCTTATTACGACAATGTCGTGTTCCTTATTATATCCGTACTCCCAAGACTTACTCTTGTTTAATCTTATCAGAGTGTTAGTTCTTATTGGATCTACAATACTAAATAACGTCTGTTTATACTCCATCATTTAGACCTCCTTTCTGCAAAACCCTTAAAAACCTTGCTTTCGTCAAATTCTTTAGGTTTGTTGTCAAGCCTATCTTTTTCCTCCTCAATCCTGTTCAATATCTCAAAAGCATCAAATATAGCCAATTTCTTTGTAGCGGCTGCGTTTTTTAGTCTATCGGCGCTAACGTCGTCATCGGTATTTGTTATTATCTTTTCCTCAGCAACTTTTATTAACTCCTCTACCGCCTTGTAGCCAGCTTGGATTATATTCTTTTTCGTCTCCTTGATATTCATATTTTATGCAAATAGAATTTGTTGGAACTCTGTATAAAATTTCGTTTTCTACTACAAAAACATACTCTCTTTCCGGAACAAATCCAACTAAATCATTTAATTTAATACCATTTTTCTTCAATCCATTATCCATGTACTTTATTATTCCCTTCAAATCAGAACTTGTGGATAGGCTAAATTTTTCCATGTTCATTAATGGCTTAACAAAACAATATCCGTCAACCGCCATCCACTTACCATTTCTCTTGTACATGTATATTTGATCCGAATCAACGAAATACTCTTTTTCGTCAAAATAGCTTTTTGAATTTTTCTCTAAGCCATTTATGTCGTAAAACCTCCTGAAAACATTGTGATGAAGAACAACCTCATCTCCTTTTTTGATTCCGGTTTTAACATTTATAGGCGTTTCCAATACAACTCCAATCCTACTAACATATTCATGATTCTGCATATCTGTGTTAAGTATAAGATCTTTATCGCCTATTTTCTTAGAATTTTCGTACCTTTCGTTTTTTGGTTTTATTATAAAACTATATAAGCTCCTCACTAATATTCCAAATTAAATTCAATACTAATAGCCATGTTCTTGTTGAAATCCTTCCACGGCAACACGTCATTGTTTTTCGATATAAATATTCTGTATTTGTCATCCTCCTCTACTATATTGCAAATCTTATGACCTCCATATACCTCTTGGCCGACAGAATAATGCATAGCCGAGTCCTTATAATCTCTTCCTATTGAAATTTTTCTAATTAAATTCATTTACTTTGTTTTGACTTTATTGCACCATATTTTTCAATTCCTCTAGATCCAAAATAAGCCACATAAACAGTAATCAACAAAGTTTCCATTAAATTTATCCAGCTTTCTTTCATAGAAAACAAACCTATTGAGTCTAGAACAACATAAACGCTCATTGCTAGAGTCATATACAGCACTATTATTGGCCTAGCTATCTTAGCTATTTTATTGTCCCCGGAAGAATCAGCCTCCCACCTAGCTGTTATATCATCTAGTTCTTTTTCATCTAAATCAAGCAGGCTTAATGCTGTTTTTTTTTCGGACTCACTCATATCTTTATCATCCATTATTAGATTTTTGGCAACACCTAACAGCCCTTTATCTGGAATAGATTCGCCAATAGCCCTTACAATATACGAGCCATTTCTCGATAAGAATCCGCCGACCTTAGTGTCTTTAAATTTCTTTTTTGTGTCTTTTGGCATTTCTCCTTTTGTAACTTACTAGCTTGTTTAATTGCTCCTGTCTCCTTGAGCATCCGCAAGGTATATTCAATCCGTTAGCCACAATCTCAACCATAGTTTTAATTCCAGTAGCTTTTGTGATTTTTTCTATGTCATCTCCTAGTCCTCTAGATTTCATTTTATTATTTTTAATATTTACCCTTTCTATTTTTAGGGCTTGACTTGGTTGAACCACCTTTTCCAGCCCATAAATTCTTACAAGCCCAATATCTAGCACTAAGTTTATCTTTTGCTTCAGAGCAATTATGCCTTGCTTTGAAGCTTTTTCTAGCCGCATCAGAGTAATTGTGGCCGTAGCCTTTTGCTCCAAAATGAATTATCTTTTCTGTTCCTCCGCTGCAAGCTTTAACCATTTTTTTCTTTCCAGGCCTGGTGCTAGCTCTAGGCTTGTTACACGGCATATTCTTCTTATCTACTTTTCCAGCCATCACTTACCACATTTATGATTCTTTGTCATTGGCTTACCACACTTGCTGCATTTTTTGGTTTTTGATTTTGAGCTTGAAGTTTTCTTGTTGTACATCATGATTATCTATTTTTATCTTTTAACATATCGTCCATTGATTTATTCATTACCTTATCAGTATATGTTTTGTTTTCGTAGAAAACATTAACCCTAGACGTAGGCAAATCTTCTTGACCAAGTAGTATTTTGTATATTCTAGTTATAAGCATCTTTGTTTTTAAAGATACTGTGTATATGTTGTATTTTCCAGACTTCCTATCAGCAGATCTCCATACAACAACCCATCCTTCATTTTTAAACTTAGACCATCTGTGTTTATCCCAGGAATATATGTAAGAACCTTCTTTAAAATCTTTCAATGTGAATCGCTCAAGAGCGTCAAGATATATCAATAACTCAAGCTCTCCTTCTGTTAAGTCATAAGTTTTTGAAGCCCATCTGCGAACAAGCCTATAGTATTTTAAGAATTTTAGATCCCTTAAATCACTAGCGCTTATATTCATTCTACTAATACTATATCTCTCTGTCTGATAACAGAATACCAATTACCATCAAAAGAAATAGAATGGCCAGCGTGCTTGTCATAATATATAATTTTATCCTTTTCTAATCCTTGAGTTAAATTACCAACGCTAATAATTTTCGCCTTAAAGTACCTTATGTCTTTATTTATAGACTCTGTTATAAGAAAACCACCAACATTCTTAGGCTCTTCTTTTATTGGAAGAATAACCACATAATCATTTATCGCTTGCATCTCCTATTCTTTTATTTGATATAACACAATCCGCTGACATTATAGTAAGAGCGACACTAACGGCATTTTTTAAAGCTGTTTTAGTAACCAAAACCGGATCGATTATCCCAGCTTTAATCATATTAACTGTCTTTCCTGTAGTAACGTCTACCCCGTATCCAGCCTTGCTTATTTCATCCCATGCAGGAACCTGTATTCCTGCATTCATTAAAATTCTAGCACTAGGGTATGTTATAGATTTCAAAAGAACTTTTTCAGCGTCAGATTTTGGTTTAACTTTATGAAATGCGTTCAATAAAGCTACCCCTCCGCCAGGAACAATTCCTTCTTGAAGAGCGGCCTTAACAGCGTATATTGCATCTTCAACCCTGTCTTTCTTCTCCTTTAGCTCAACCTTGCTTTGCGCTCCTACTTTTACAACAGATAAAGAACCGTTAAGCATTGATAATCTTTGCTCTAATTTCTTTTTTATAAATGGATTTTCTTCTTTTGATATCTTATCTTCAACAGATTTAATCCTGTCGTCCAGTCCAAAAACATCATCTTCAATTTTAAGCACAGTACTCTTGCTGTCTGTTACCGACTTTGATGCTGTACCTAACACCGAATAATCCATTATTTCCATATCATCTCCCAGAGACTCGTCTATCAATTTAGCGCCAGTCAATAAAGCTAAGTCATGTAGAGTGTCCATTTTTGTCGGGCCAAAGCCAGGCAAATCAACAATATTAACTTTTATATTGCCTTTTACTTTATTCATTAATAACGCAGACATAGGTTGCTGAGCCAACTCTCCTATAATCAAAAGACTTCTTTTCTCCTTAATCACAAACTCAAGAATTCCCTGAATCTTCCTTATACTTTCAATTGGAGAATTACTTATCAAAACATATGGATTGTCCAATTCACATTTATCACTCTCTTCATTTGTGGCAAGATGTTGTGATTTTAATCCAGAGTCAAAATTAACCCCCTTCTGAAAATCAACATAAGTCTTTTCATTCTCAGACTCCTCCATTAAAACAACACCATTTTTTCCAGCAAATCTGTAAGCTTCAGCTATCATACGTCCAAGCTCACTATCATTGTTTGTAGATATAGTGGCAACATCCTCTATATTTTCATCGGTAACATCTTTCTTTATTGAGTCGATATACTTTAAAACTTTCTCAAGAGCGCTATTTACTCCATCTTTAAGCTCTCTAAACTCAATGTTACTCTCTCTAAGACTCCTTAATATAGAGTATGCTAAAACTGTAGCTGTGGTAGTTCCATCCCCAGCTTGCTTAACTGTATTTCTTGCAGCTTCCTTAATAAGTGTAGCTCCCATATTTTCTACTGGATCTATAAGAACAACGCTCTCTGCAACCGTAACGCCATCTTTTGTTATTACCGGCTTGCCTAAAGCATCTTCATATATAACGCATTTTCCAGATGCACCGAGAGTGGAGCCGACGGCTTGCGTCAGCTTCCTCACTCCCTCCATTATTTTATCTGCTGCTTCTTTATCGAAAGTCAGATCTTTAACTATCTCACTAGGGTTATTATATTCCATTTAATTAAATTTGAAATTAACTTTATTCAAATGTTTTTACTACTATTGGTAACTTTGCTGGTTCTAACTTCTTCTTGTAATAATCAATAGATTCGTTTATAGCCTTCTCACAAGCGTCTATAGTCGATCTCCTCGTTACATCAATCCACCTTCCATCATAAAGGTATTCCGATTGATAATATCCATTTGGAAGTTGAACGATTCTCCAATTCTTTTTATTTATCTTCTGCTCCCAAATTTTTTTACTTTCTTCATTTATAACTTCGTCACCCTGTGACTTGGTGTATATTTGGTAAAAATAGGTCATTGGTTAAAAAATTAATAATTACTGTTCCTTTGTAGTGTAAGATCCATCTGAAACATCTATAATTATGTCCCCGTAATCTTCTTTCAATTCAACTTGAAGCTCTGACAACTTTACTTTTAAAACCGAAACTTCATGAAGCAATTCATGCTTGCTAGTCTCTAACACTCCAATTTGAGATTGAACTTTTGACAAATCATCTAATAAAGACTTGAGGTCGTTGTAATGTTTGTCGCTAATTTTTTGATTTTTCAATTTTGTTTCTTTTTTTGACATGATAAAATAAAATTAAGTTATTGTTTATAGATAATTATATGCGCTTTTTTCTTCGTGACATATGGTAGCTATATTTTCCATTGCAGCATACGTGTTGTCTTTTATTAAATTCATTAACTGAGCTTCAGTATACAAGGATAATTCATCATAAGTTACAGTAGACGCTCCTATGTTAGAAGCAATCATCCTGGATATCTGTTCTATTACAGAAAAATCGTTTCTAAAAAACCTAGAAATCAAAGATTTCATTTTTAACACATAATCATGAGCATGCGCGTTAACAGCTGGGTCTGTTACCTTGTGACTCGCTTGAAATGTCGCGCAAGAATCTAAGACAGCTTGTCTTGATAAATCGAAAAAAGACTTAGTTGAGATAGCTAAATCTCCGTCTATTAATTTTAATTGTTCTGATAAAGTTAGTGACATATTATTGTTTTTTTTTATTATGCTGGTTCTAATGCTATTGTGTAAGCCGCCCATTGGTCATCCAATGTTACGCTTGAACTTCCGAATGTGCCGGGGTCAATACTTCCTGCACTTGATTGAAGCAGGTAAGCGTGTGCATTTGTTGCACCACTTGCCGTGTAAACTTGGTCTCTTGTAGCGGTAGATATTGCTAAATCATATCCACTTGGAGCGGTTATATCTTGAATATCATCATCATCCAACATCATCATTGGTACTATCATACATCCATCAACATCTGTAGTGATTGAAGGTGGATTAGGAATACCATTTGACCCTGAATATGAGAACGCCCAAGTATTGATTGGATTTGATTGATTTACATTTCTCCATACGCTATATACCCAAATAACCCTATAACTGTTTGCAGATGGGTCGCCATCAACAGTTGCGGTAAATGAAGTTCCTGAAGAAAATGCATAATACCAACCCGCTCTTACATTTGTATAAGAAATTCCCGTTGTATGTCCTAAAGTCATATTTGGCGGGTCATTAGCAACGTATGTATCAGATGCTCTTGAGACTAATATAAAATCGCCACTTTGAATACCTGAAATGGTCATTTGCTGAGTACTTGACGTAGACCTTTGAAAGCCAGTTGTTACAAGTGTAATAGGACCCCCACCACCACCTGCGGCAGCCTGTTGCATAAGTAATCTCCAAGGGTTTATATTAATCATATCTCTAGAAAAAAGTAATCAGCTTTTCTATTAGTTCCCATCCAAGTTACAACAAGATACATATCTGTACTTGCGGCAAATGTCGCTGATCCAGCAAGTTTTCTAGCTGATGTTGCGTCTGGATTACTTACTGTTGGCTCTGTAGCTCTGTTAATCTTCATTATACAAGTGCCTCCTACAACAGGGTTAGATGCGATTGTGAAAGCAGAGTTTGAGTTAGCCGTATCCATATTGCTGTGTCTGCCCCATGGTCTATCGAGCGTTATTGTTGTAGTCGGAGTATCCTCAATAGCATTTAACGATGTAGATGTTATTGAGCCCTCAACCTCTAAGTCTGTCTTTACAAGCATTTAACTCAATTTAATATTACATTATATTATTTTTGAAACTAACACGCGTATGTTTCCAGCACTAGGAGCTGATGCAAAAGTCAATGTAACTTGAGATGTCGAGTTTCTATTTACGTCAGCTAATACAGTGTCGAAAGTCGTGTTGTCATATAACTGAACAATTACATCCTTTGTGCCTAAGTTATGTGTGACAGCAATAGAAGTTGCTCCTCCTACAGAAGTAACATAAGTTCTTGCATCAATAGCGTCTTGAACAAATGCAG